AAACAAACAATACTCTCTTTTTTAGTTTCACCTCTCATAGCAAAAACCCTATATGAATAGCCTAATTGATTAGCAGATATGCCTAGACCGGAATTTTTCCACATAGCGTCCACAAGAGCTCTTGCGAACTCTTTAGTATCTTGCTCAGGGTTTTCGAATGACCAATCTTCGGTTACTTTTTCTCGTAACTTTTTCACTTCTTTAATTATCATAATATTATAATATATAAAATCCTATACAGTATCCCGTCAAAAACATAATTAAAGCCTCAATTGGATGCTCACGCGACCACTCCCATACTCTTTTGAAGTATGCTATCATTTTTAAAACTTCTCATTTTCACACCACTCTTGAAAAATTTTGAGCCTTCTCAAACTCAATTACATTATTAAACTTCTCATTCATGCTGTCGCCTTTATGACTTATAATAAAGGTGTTAGTATCATTTCCTAGAGTATTTAGTATCTTTAGAAATTCATCAGTTCCACCCTCATCAAGTGAACTGTCGAACACTTCATCAAGCACCAATAAATTTGTATTAACAGAATTTTTTAACTTAGCTATACTTCTCCATGTAAAGAGTAGCGCTAAGTCTATTCTCATTTTCTCGCCTTCGCTAAAAGATGAATAAGTAAATGTATCTCTATATCTAGATTTAATTTGTTCGTTGAATTCTTCATCAAGTTCAAACTGAACAAAAAACTCCATACTCGCTAAGTATTTATTAATTAATTTATTCATGATTGGCAAATACTGACGAATTATTTTAGTTTTTATACCAGAATCTCTCAAAAGTATCTCTGCTAGATCATAATAGTGCCTTTTATCTACTAATTCTTCTTCCATGCCTTCTAATTGTTTGTAAGCCTTTCTATACTTCTCTAATTTTTCTTTATCTTCTTCTGCATGTTCTTCAGCTTCTAATTCATTCAATTCTTTAGTTAATTGTGATCTATATCTTTGACCAGCAGTAATATGACTTTGTTCTTTTTGAATATCTGTTTGTATTCTAGTTATTTCTTTATTGATTTCAGCTATTTCTTATAATCTTGTATTGATTTCTTGAATAGAAGAGCTTCTTTCTCTCAATTTTTCATCAAGTTCTTCAACAGTTTTATCAATTTCTTCGCAGATATGTGATTTATGTCCTTCTTCTATGTCTTGTTTACAAGTAGGACATTCATCATTTGTTTCATAAAACTTTTCTTCTTTCAATAGTTTTCTTCTATCTGATTCAAATTTCTTTTCTTCTACTAAAACAGATTGTAATTTTATTCTAACATCATCTTCATCTTCTTTGAAATTTTGTTGTTGTTCTACTCCTCTAGTTAAAAGATCAATACTACCTTCATAAATTGCTTCTTGTTCATCTGATTTTTCAATATTAGATTTTAACTTTGTTATCTGTTCATCACGATTTTCTTCTAATCGCTTCATGGTATCTTCTTGACTCTTAATCTTTTCCTCACCAATTTTGATATTAGTCTTTATTTCATTAAGCTCATGTCGTAATGTTGCATATCTCTGTTTAAGTATCTCGTTCATTACTGAAAAGATTTGTATATCAAGTATATCTTCAATAATTCTTCTTCTATCAATAGTAACCAATTGCATAAATGGTGTAAATGAAGAACTACCTAACACAACTACTTGAGTAAATGACTTATAAGTAAGTTTAAGTATCTGTTGTTCTAGTATAGCTTGATAATCTCTTACATTAGCATCTTGATGGATCAAACTACCATTAAGATATATTTCAAACTTATTCGGTTTAATAGCACGCATAACTCTATATTGTTTTCTTCCAATAGAAAATTCTACTTCAACTACTGTATGTTTCTTATTGATTGAATTGATTAAAGCCATCTTATTGACTTTCCTGAATGCTTTTCCAAACAAACCAAACGTCAAGGCATCAAGCACTGTTGACTTACCAGAGCCGTTAGCTCCTATTATAAGTGTTGTGGGTTTTCTATTAAGGTCTATTTCTGTGAAAGTGTCGCCTGTTGATAGAAAATTCCGATATCTTACTTTATGAAACTTTATCATACCCAAGTTTTCTAAGCTTTGTTTGAAACTCTATTGCGATTTCTAATCTTTCTGTTCTTTCAGTATTAGAAACACTTCTACCACTAATAAACATTTCTTTAATAGTGCATGTATCATCAGGAGTTACTAAAAATGTAACAGTATGTCCTTCACATTCGTATTGACCATTATATATTATGTTACTCATTTTATTGGAGTTACAGATCCTTTTGGTGGTGTTATTATTTTACTGAATATTTCTTGATACTGATTAAGTAATTTTTGTTCTGGATCAGCCATCCAAATTATTTGATCTGGATTAAGTGTTATGTTTCCTGCAGCAATTAAATCATACGGAAAAAGTTGAATATTAGGACCCTTCTCTGTTTGTTGAATATTAATGAACAAAGGGTTTTTTAATTCATAACTCACTTCATCTACTTCTGCCATTATTTGCTCAGCTGTTGCTAATTGTATTATTTTTATCATACTAAAATATCTAAACTCTCTGTGTATAATGATCTCATTAATGCATCAAGTTTTTTCTTATCTCCTTCTATATTTAAACTGTCAATATGTTTTGTTAAAATTGTTAAAGTATCTTCTGCTTCTGTCGCGAAATCATCTGCATCTAAAATGTCTAAATTGCTATGATCTTCTACAACTTTCAAATCAGCCGGACTAGATTGAATAATCTGGTCAACAAAAACATCAAACCAATATGGCTCATTTTTATTTGTAACAATTACCTTAACAAAAGTGTTTTTTAAATGATCGAACTCTTTCTTTTTGATTGTCATAAGAGTCTCATTTGTATCATCATAAAATATCTTATGAAACATTTTTAATGGATTATGTATAGCTTCTATTTCTCGCGTTTCCGTATCTAATATATGAAAAAATTTTGTATTGTCAAAATCATTCCATGTGAATTCCATTTGTGAGCCCAAAAATTGTATATTGGCTAATTCTGATTTATGATGAAAATGTCCTGAATAAACTTGTTCAAACCTTTTGAAAAACTTAGGTGGTAATCCTCCACCCTGATAATGGCCTGGAGATACCATAGCTCCTGTAATTTCACCATGTATCATAGCTATATCAGCCTTACATATCCCTAAAAATTCTTCAACATCATCATAATTTTCTGAATTAATCCATGGGACTAAACAAATACTTAATCCATCATAATCCTTAACAATTGGATCTTTGAAAACATTAATGTTTTCAAAATCTAAGAGATAATCTGGACTGTTTAATTCATTAGTATTCTTAAAATAAATGTCATGGTTTCCCACAATCAAGTCCATAGTCATATCTCTGTCAAGCATAGGCTTGACAAAATGTTCATAATTCTTATGTAAAGAATAAAAATTGACATCACGACGCCGATCAAAATAATCACCTAAATGGATTATTGTCTTAATGTCGTGTTTATCTAAGTAAGGAAAAAAGATTTGTGAATAAAATCTTCCCTGATACTCTGCAAACATTTGATGATTGTTCCTGACACCACAATGCGTGTCATTCAGCAAAGCTATTTTCATTATTTTTTCTTTTTAGAGCCGCGGGGCTTATAATTGATTGGGTTCATATTTTCTTGTAAAAAATCAATATACTGATTAGTCATACCAGGTTCAACTTCACCATCTATTGTAGAAAATGTTTCAAATAGATAACCAGCTTGTTCTATACTTCGTTGTTTAATCGCAGCTTGTTTCTTTTCTTTGTGTATTCTTCTTAAAAACGCAAAGTATATAATCTGAGTTACATATGCAAATGCATTTTGAGATTTCTCTGGATTAAAATTATTGATATACTGTAAAGTGTTCTCAATCCCATCGCAAATCATTTCATCTCTATAAGAATAATTTATAAAATTTGGTTTTGTAGATAATCTTGTGGCTATCTTATAGATACACTCACCAATGTATTCTGAAACTCTTGGTTTATCTTCATCTTTGGCGAGAGCTTCTTTACATGCTATATTATGAGCAGTAATCGCCGCGGTAAATTCTTTATTGTTCACATAATGAACAGATGCTTTAGTTTGTCTTTTTTGTCTAGCCATACTTATATTATACTTGCATTCGCTGTATTGTCAAGGTTTCATTAATATCATCTTTTTACTTGACCGATTAGCGTTCTGATGTTATAATAAATTGTGATGTCGGAAAAGAAAGAATACATATATTAATGAATGGTGTCATCTTTTCCAGGACCAGATTCATTGGCCAATAGTTTTTGTTCTTCTTCAATATTATCTAACATATCATCTATTTCATCTCGAAAATCTATATCACCTTCTTCGAATCTTCTTTTAATCATTCCTTCCATAAATTCTTGTTGTTCTTTCATAGCTTGTCTACCTGATTTAATATCAAATTTACTTTCGTCTTCTCTAATATTTAGCCAAGCACTACAAGCTTCATCATAAAAACT